TACCTTACCAGGTAACAGAACAATACAAATGTTTGGCGCTGACTCTTACGACAATCTTCGTGGACAACGATTTGATGGAATAGTCGTAGATGAAATAGCCATGATGCCCCCTGATATATGGACAGTATTACGTCCTGCATTATCCGATAGGAAAGGGTGGCTTATAGCCATAGGTACTCCTGCAGGGCATAACGCATTTTTTGATTTGTATGACAATGCTGTAAACAATCCTGATGAATGGTATTCGGCTGTCTTTAAAGCAAGTGAAACAGGAATTATAGATAAAGAAGAATTAGACGCAGCTCGTAAGATGATGAGTGAAGAACAATACGAACAAGAATTTGAAGTATCTTTTGATGCAGGTGTTCTTGGTGGTATCTACACTAGGTCCTTAACGAAGGCACAAGATGATGGTCGTATTACAAATATAGAATACGATGAAAATTTTAAAGTAGATACAGCATGGGATTTAGGAGTTGGAGACTCCACAGCAATATGGTTCTTTCAACGAGTTGGAAACAGAATACACCTGATAGATTATTATGAAAATACCTCGATGGGTTTAGATCATTATGTGAAAGTCTTAGCGCAAAAAGGGTATCAATATTCTAACCATTACGGACCCCATGATTTACGTCAACGTGAGCTCTCTAGTGGTAAGTCAAGATATGAAATAGCAAATAATTTAGGATTGTATTTTACAATCGTTCCTAAGTTACCTGTCATAGATGGTATTAATGCAACACGTATGATTTTTTCTCGTATGTGGTTTGATAGAGATAAATGTAAACAAGGTATTGAAGCAATGCGTCAGTACCAATGGGAAAGAAACGATAGAACAGGACAACTGTTAGATAAAGCAAAACACTCATGGGCTTCTCATGGTTGTGATGCCATTAGATACATGGCAGTTGGAATGAATGAAACAACAGATTTTAAAAATAAAATTAAATATGGAAATATGGGAATAGTATAATGGTAATGCCAACAAAATATAACAAACAAATGATAACAAATATTTGCGATAGATTAGCCAATGGAGAGTCTATTCGTTCTATTTGTCGTGATAAGGATATGCCTACATGGGAAACTATTCGTACTTGGCTTCGAAAAAAAGAAGGATTTCAAGAAGAGTACAATAGAAGTAAGCAAGAAGGTATCGAATATATGCTTGGCGACAACAGAGCTAAAGCATTAGAGACATTAGAACGTGCAAAACAAGGTAAAGGTAAAGTAGGTTTAGAAGAAGCTGCTGTATTAAAACTCTTAATGCACGATACACATTGGACAGCAGGAAAATTAGTACCAAAAGTGTATGGAGATAAGACACAACAGCAAATTACAGGCGCAGATGATGGACCTCTGCATATAAAGTGGGAAGAATAAATGGCTAAAATGCGAAATTCAGAAGTATTAGCACTTCTGGGACAATTATTACAAAATTCTATCGGTTATTTTGAAGGAAATATTGGTTCTGAACGTAGAACTGCCTTTAAATACTATTTAGGAAAGCCCTATGGTAACGAAATTGAAGGTCGTTCCCAAGTAGTAACGCAAGATGTGTTGGAAGTTGTTGAAAATATACTTCCTTCCTTGCTTCGTATCTTTACAGCAGGAGAACAAATTGTAAAATTTGATCCCCAAGGTCCTGAAGATCAAGAAATGGCTGAACAATGTACGGATTATATCAATCATATTTTTATGAAAGACAATCCAGGCTTTATGATTCTTTACACCATGTTCAAAGATGCTCTTTTACAAAAAAATGGTTTTGTTAAACACTACTACAAAGAAATTACAAAAGAAAATAAAGAAGAATACATTGGTTTAACTGATACAGAATTTACATCGTTGTTAATGGACGATGATACAGAAATTTTAGAAGATATTGAAAGAACAGTTGAAGCAGAACGTGGAACAGAAGTTGTTCACGATGTTAGAATTTTAAAAACAAAAAGAGAAGGACGTGTTTGTGTAGAAAACATTGCTCCTGAAGAAATGTTTGTTAGTAAAAATGCTAAAAGTTTTGCTGATGCTCAATTTGTTGGACACCGAGTTATTAAAACAAGATCTGAAGTTATTGAAATGGGTTTTGATAAAAAACTTGTCGATAAACTTCCTAGTTATACTGATGGTTTCTATAATCAAGAACACACAGAGAGAGAAATGTATCAAACAGAGTCTCCTGAAACAGAATATCAAAGTATAGATAAATCAACTGACTATGTTCGCATAGTAGAATGTTACACACACATTGATTACGAAAAAACAGGTAAACCAACATTAAGAAAAATTACAATGGGTGGTAATGAAAGTATTATCTTAGATAATGAAGAAATAGATTATCTTCCTTTCTCTATGATTACTCCAATCCCTATGCCACACCTTTTCTATGGAATGAGTGTTGCAGACTTAGTGATGGATTTACAATTAATGAAATCAACTGTCCTTCGTCAAACAATGGACAACATGTATTTGCAAAATAATGCAAGACACCTTGTAATTGATGGGCAAGTACAACTTGATGATCTTATTACTTCACGTCCTGGTGGTATTGTAAGAACAAAAGGACCAGGTGCAGTAACACCATTAGCTACTCCTTCTTTCTTAAATGAAGGTCTAGCAATGTTAGAAAAAATAGATCAACTTAAAGAAGCTAGAACAGGTATCTCTCGTTCTCAAATGGGAGCAGACCCTAATACGATACAAAAATCACACACGACAGCTACATCAGTTAATGCTTTAGTAAATGCAAGTACGCAAAGAATAGAATTGATAGCGAGAATATTTGCAGAGACAGGAGTAAAAGATTTATTCAAATGTATCATGCAACTTGTTACAAGATACCAAGACAAAGGTCGTGTAATAAAATTAAGAAATAATTTTGTTGAAATGAATCCTATGGATTGGGCTGATAAAGAAATGGACGTTTCAATTCAAGTAGGGTTAGGTACAGGTAATACTGATCAACGAGTTAATTTACTTTCTCAAATTTTACAAATACAACAAATGCTTGTTAAAGAAGGTGGGTACGGAAGATTAGTTGACGAAAATAAAATTTATAACACATTAGAGAAGTTAGTTGTTAATGCAGGGTTTAGTTCTGCTCAACCTTTCTTTGTTGACCCTTCTACTGTTCCTCCACCACCTCCACCAGACCCTATGAAAGAAAATCCTCTTCTTATGGCTGCAATGGCAGAGATAGAAGCAGGTAAAGAAAAAGCTGTAGCTGACATACAACAAAAACGTGAAGAGATGGTTTATGACATGCAGAAAAAGATTTTAGAATTAGAAACTAAACTTAAAATTGAAGCAGAAAAAAATGATTCTGCTGAATTACGTAAAGCTGCTGATTTAGAAAATACAGCAATGCAAAATATGAATAGAGGACAAAATTTTAATGGCGCAGAGTGATTATTTAACAAACTTATTAGGTATTGATACGGCAGGAGTAGGGCAAACACGTTATGAATATACGTTACCTATTTTTAATGAATTGTTATCTAAAGGTTTATCTGAAGAACAAATTTCTGGTTATGATACTAATTTTGGACTTTTTAATCAATTTCCTTACAAAGCTAAACCCAACCCACAACAAAACTACGCACAATACGAAGTAGTTCCTAATGTTGAAGGGGAAGTTCCTAGTAGTGATGAAGAAGAAGTAGAAGATTCACAAGTTACTATAGATTATAGCGAACAACAAACAGAAGATAAAGATGATACTATTACAACATCACGATACGGAACAATAAGAGATAATAATACAGAAACTTTAGATATATCTGGTGTGCCATTTAATAAAATGAGTGAACAAGAAATAATGGATTTTGGTAAACGTAAAGGGTATGTTGATGAAGACGGAACTTTATTAGGTCCACAACAATTTAGTGATGCTGACACTCCTCCTGGTTTATTAGGTTTTGGTGCAAACATGGCATCAGGTGCAATACAAGCATTAAACGACAGACAATATAATCAATACATTAAAGCTCTTAAAAGTAAAAAAATGTTTTTAAGTGGAGATAAAGACAAAACATTTGCAGAATTTTCACAAGCATTTAAAAAAGCAAATGAATTATCACAATCACTTAATGAAAACTTAAATATTACTGGCTCTTCAGGAGTAGTTAAAATTCCTGGTACAGCTAAATCTGTTAATGCTATCTTTAATCAATTTTCTCCATCTGGTACTGATAATGATGTTGTGTATCACACAAGCACAGGTGGTCATTATAATAATGATGGTAAATTTGTAACAGGGTACGGACAAACAGTTGCTTTTGGTTCAATGGACGATGCAATAGATACGTTACAAGCTGCTGCTTCTTCAGGAGATGATTCTATAGTTCCTGATAAGTTTGATGCAGCATGGGTAAAAAAAATGAACAATGCTAAAACTGTTAGTCAACAACAAAAAAAAGACATTAATGATGCTTGGAATAATATACAAAGTAACAATCAAACTAATGAAAATAATTCAACTTTAGATTGGTTAGATAAAAATATTGATAAAAGTAATACTTCTAGTTATTCAAGTAATTACAGCAATAATTCTGGTACACAAAACAATACTTCTACAGTTACAAAACCGAAGAATTCATATAAACCACCTTTTCTAAGTTAATATATGTCAAAAGAAATTAATCTAGGTAATCAAGCAAAGAGAATACTAGAAGACGAAATTTTTACTGATGCAGTAAAAAAAATCGAAGAAAGATTAAACCAAGAATGGTTAGCATCTCCTCTTCGAGATACCGAAGCAAGAGAAAAAATATTTCTCATGCGTAAAATGTTGGAATCACTTATCAACGAAATTACGTCTGTCATGGAGACAGGAAAATTGGCGAATAAAACATTGACCGACATTGAAAAAACTAAAATTTTTAATTAAAAATTAAGGAGAATTATGGCAGATCAACCTGTAAAGGAATCTGTTGCGCTATCACAGCAAACAGCAGAAAGTGAAATCATCAACCTTTTGGACTCTACTTTAGACGACCAAGCCACAGGGAATGAGGACACAACACCAGAGACACCCGTAGAACAATCTACTGAAGTTGAAAGTGAAACGCAGGAATTAACCCCTGACGATTTGGAATTAGTGTCTGAGGACACCACAACGGAAACTGATAAGCAACTTTATGAAGTCAAAGTCAATGGCGAGACTATTAAAGTTTCTTTAGATGAATTACAAAGTGGTTACGCTAAAGATTCTGATTACCGACAAAAAACATCTAAGCTAAGTGAAGAACGTAAATCCCTAGAGGAAGAACGTCAAAAAATTTTAGATGAAATGAACGTGGCTAATCAAAAAAAATCCGAATACGTTAAACGACTAGAAGAAGTTGTTAGTAAACTTAAACCTCCTAGCATTAGCGATTCTGAATTGGAACGTCTCTTTGAAGAAGACCCAACAGAATATGTTAAAGCACAAGCGATGGTTACAAGAGAACGTGAACGGCAGATGAAATTAAAATCAGAATTAGAAAAAGAAAAACAAGATCAAGCAGTTGATTATCAAAATAAAATGAAAGTTGTTCTGCAAAATGAACAAAAGAAATTGATTGAAAAAATACCTGCTCTTGCTGATCCTAATAAAGCTGAAAAAATCCGAACTGATATTAAAACTTTTTTAACATCACAAGGGTACTCTGAAAGCGAACTTGTTAATTTAACCGATCATAGAACAGTTTTGGTAGCGTACAACGCAATGCAATTAGATAATTTAAAAAAAGCAAAACTAGACGGAAAAAAAGTTAAACGAGTTCCTAGAGTAACTGCATCTGGTTCACAAACTATATCTTCTGAAAGTTCGTCTGCGATTCAAAAAGCAATGGCTTCTCAAAGTAAAACTCCCACTAAGGGGAACGATAGGAAAACAAAAGATGCTTTCCTAGCATGGACAGAGGCCCAACAACTTTAGGAGAAAATTATCATGGCACAGCCAGGAAATACTTTCGATACCTATGATATGAAAGGCATCAGGGAGCAGTTGAGTGATATTATATATAATATTAGTCCAACTGATACACCAATGTTTTCTAGCATGGGTAAAGGTAAGGCATCGAACACTCAGTTCAAATGGCTTACAGACTCTTTAGCTGCAGCAAGTGCATCTAACCATCAAGTAGAAGGAGACGACTACTCGGCAACTGCACAAACTGCTTCAAAAGAGCTTCACAACTACACGCAAATCTACGCAAAGAACTTTATCATTACTGGTACTGACGATGCTGTAGATGCTGCAGGGCGCAGCACTCAACTCGCATATTCCCTCGCAAAAAATTCGAAGGAGTTAAAAAGAGACGTAGAAGCAGGTATAACACAAGCTAACGTAATCCCAACTGTGGGAGGTTCTGCTGCTGCAAGAAAAACAGCAGGATTAAGAACTTGGATATCTACTAACTCTTCATTAGGTGCAGGTGGAGCGGTTGCGGCACACACAAATGGAGTTCCAAGTGGAACTGCAACTGATGGTACGCAAAGAGCTTTTTCTGAATCTATGTTAAAAGAAGTAATAAGAGAATGTTTTGTTGCAGGTGGAAACCCAGACACAATTATGGTGGGTCCATTTAACAAACAAGCTATCTCTGGTTTCACAGGTGGTTCAACTGCTATCAGAAACGTACCTGCAAAAACGATTGTTGCAACAATAGACGTGTATCAATCTGACTTTGGAACTTTAACTGTTAAACCAAACAGATTCCAAAGAGATAGAGATGCCTTTGTATTAGATTCTGAATATTGGGGTTTCAATGTTTTGAGACCTTTCCAAAATTCTCAACTTGCAAAAACAGGCGATAACACTCATATGTTATTACTTATGGAAGGTGGAGTCGTTTCAAGAAACGAAGCTGCTTCAGGTATAGTTGCAGATTTAACTACTTCTTAATTTTAGGTTAAGTTAAGAAACAACAGGGGGCTTCGGCCCCCTTATTTATTGAAGAGTTTTAACTCAGAACAATAAGAGGAAAAAAATGAGAACTTTAAACGATTATTTTATTATGGGCGGTAATATGACCGCTATTCAAACAGCAGACAATGCAAGTCCTGTATGTGTTATTCCTGATGGTGGAAAATTAAAAGAAATTTACATGAATGTGCATACTGTAATTGATGCGACTACTACATTTGACATTATGAAAAATGGCACCGACACAACTGTTGATGCTACTTTAGCAGATGCGACAGCAGATGAAAGTGGTATAGCTTTGGCTATTGGTGGAGAAGTATTAGTAGATGCAGGAGACGCAATTCATATTAAAAGTAATGGCGAACAAACAGCAGCTACTACAGCAGATGTAAGTTACGTTATTAGAAGATAAGGATATATATGGCACACACATATCAATACAGACCGATTAAATATACAGTACAAGATCATTCAGGAGCAGGAGTTTTAACAACTGCTATTTCTGCTGATGTATATTTAGTTCATATATCAACAACAGTTGCATGTTATATAAAATTAGAAGGAACTGCTGCAAATAAAAACGGAATGTTATTGAGTGCTAATGATTCAATAACTATGAAAACAAGTCCTTCTGATACTGTATCTGCATACGCAACAGGAGCAGGACAAATTTCTGTAACGGAGATGTCTTCATAATGACTAAATATTCTATTTCAAAAGATATAGTTGATACAAACTTTATTGAAGATAAAAGTGAAGGTAAATTTCATATTGAAAGAACCCAAGACTTAACTCCTGTCATAGAAGAAAATAAAAGAAAACAAAGCCTTGGGGAAGGTGTAAGTAAGTCTAAAGAACTTAATCACGTTGCATCTATCCCTTTGGTTGTTGTTGAACAATTAGCAAAACAAAACATTATGTCTCCAAATGGAGATATATTAGATCATGTTCGTTTTAAAAAATGGTTAAACGATAGTGATAACAGATCATTTCGAGTATGGACAGGAACAGTTTAAATGGCATTAGATACTTACACAAATTTAAAAACGGAGATAGCAAGTTATCTTAACAGAGATGATTTAACTGCTAACATTGATACATTTATTGATCTAGCAGAATCACGTCATGCAAAAGATTTACGTTTGCGTGAAATGGCTGTTAATACAACTACTGACACAGTTTCAGGTACAAAATATATTTCAATTCCTACAGGATTTTTAGAATTTATTTCTGTGCAGAATACTTCTGCAAGTCCTCAAACTGAATTACAATATATGGCTCCTAATGAATTAAATAGAGTATATGTTGACTCTGGTAATAGTATGCCTGTGTATTACACAATCATAGGAGACAAAATGTATTTTGGTCCTTCCCCTGATAATGATTACACAATTAATATGTATTATTATAAACGGATAGCAGGATTATCTGATTCTAATACAACAAACGATATTTTAACAAACTATCCTGAACTTTATTTGTATGGTAGTATTTTAGAAGCAACTCCTTTTATTCAAAATGATGAAAGACTTCCTGTATGGGCTAACCTTTTTAATGAAGCAGTACAGAAAGCTAATTTAAGTGATGAAAAAGGAAAACATTCTTCAACACCTATACAAATGACTTCTACGCAATTCTCCCCTAAACGAAGAGTTTACTAATGATACCTTTTGGCGAATTACAAACTGATTTACCAACTTATCAAAACACAGGAGCTATCCAAGCTGATAATGTGTTGCCATTGAAAGTTGGGTATAAATCTTTGCCTGGTTTTCAAGAATTAAGTACAACACCTTTAACAGGAAATGCCGTTGGTTTATTTACCGCCTTTAACGAAGGAGGTACAACTAATTACGCAGGAGATGCTACAAAATTATATCAAATGAACTCTTCACAAGAGTTTATAGATAAATCTAAAGCAGGTGGTTATAGTAATTCTACAACAGAAGGTGCAAGAGACTTTTGGGCTTTTACACAATTTGGTACAAATATTATTGCTGCTAACCATGCAAATTATATTCAAAAATTTCAAGAAGGTGTTGATAGTCTTTTTTCAGATTTAACAACTTTTAAAGCAAAATATTTAGCAGTAATTAGAGATTTTGTTTTTACAGGTTTTACAACAGAATACGATACAGCAAAAACTTTTGACTCTAATACTATTTCTAGTAATGAAATAACTATTGCAGGTCATGGTTGGTCAACTGGCGATACAGTTATTTATGACAGAAATTCAAATACTGCATTAACCAACTTAACTGATGGTAGTACCTATTATGTTATTTATGTTGGTACAAATACTTTTAAAGTAGCAACAACTTCGGCTAATGCAACAGCAGGAACAGCTATTACTTTAACTGCTACTGGTGGAAGTGAAACACATAAGTTTCAAAAATATAATGTTAACAACCAACGTGTAAAATGGAGTGGGTTAAATAATATAACACAATGGACCCCATCGCAAACTACACAATCAGGTTATCAAGATGTTGTTGGTCCTCATGGTAATATACAAGCGATTATCGGTGGAGAAAGTTTTGGTATTATATTTTTTGAGAGAGCAATTTATAGGGTTAGTTATGTTGGTACTCCTTTAATTTTTACCTTTGAAAAGATTTCAGATAATATTGGTTTATTTGCTCCACGTTCT